GGAATCCTTGGCAAAGGCATAAACCGCCGCCTGCCCCTGCCCCTACTTTAACGAGATAAACGGCTTGCGATGTCAACATAGGTACGATAGCTTGTTCAAGCGCTGTGTCTAATATCGCAGAAGGCATGCTACTCCAAATACCAGTCGCGGATGCTCCACTAACTGATGTGGGCCAGATCGCTATCCCGACATTCCCGGAAGAATAGGTGCTCAAACCAAGAGAAAAAAATCCTATCGGAGCGAGAGCGTTGGGAGGTATAACAATGATGGAACCGCTTGATACGGAATATTCGGCCAAGTTAGTCGATGTGACCGGCCCTGCAATCGGTACGCCGCCGCCCAAGTAGAAGAAATCATAATTGGATTGGGTAAAAGGAAGAAAAGAAGACCCTCCATACGCAGCGACCCCGATCCATCTAAGATAGTTGTATCCAGCGGGAAGGACCGGAGTTGCCGAAAGAGACATTAAAACAGCAGGAGTCTTGGTTGCGTCAGGGTCATAAGTTTCATAAATAAAATATAGCCCATTGCTCATAGTCCCTGTGTCTAATCCCCCTGCGCCGCTTACAGCACTATCGAGAATTTGTCCTGAAACAGCGGTGGGCAGCGCGACAGTAATCCCGGACGTTGGATTTTGGAGAACCATTCCTGCACCGAAGGAAACACTGATCTGTGTCGGTGTCCCGCTGCTTAACGGGTACGAGTGAATCGAGAGATTTGAGAAACTTAATCCTTGTGTACTCTGTGTCGCCAGCGCCCCCTGATTATGGAACCCCGCCGCCGTGCCTTGGCTGGTGATTACATCGGAGTCGCTGAGCACCATCGCGCCGTCCGAGGCGGTAAGGTTCGCGCCGAGTTGCGCCCCAACTGTAGCGTTATCGTCCGGCTTAGACGATCCGGTTACGTTGGAATAGTTGACCGTTGACGCCCCGCCCTGCTGCACGTTCGACGCCGGGTTCCCTGAAATAATCTGGACCTGAGTTTGTGTCTTGTTCGATACAAGCGCCGTGGTCCGGGAATTCAGCGTATTAACCTGAGCTTCCAGATATTGAATCCGGCGCTGCAATTCGGCTGATGTAACCTGCATGGGCACGTTGGTTATCCTTATTGTCTTTTTGGCTGAAGCCGGGGTTGAAGAAAGGCCCAAGCACACAATCACCGCTACTGCGAGAACGAAACTTTTCAGACTGCGTTCCATGTTGATCCTCCTATGGGATTCTGAGGTGAAAGTTTAATTCGGTCGGGAAGCATTATCGCACAAAGCCCAGGGATTCGCAATCACGCAAGGTCGATTCCGGCATAAGATTTCGCCTTGGCAATTTCAGGCTTCATTTTTTCAAGGAATCCCTCACGGTATTCTATTCTATAAACCTTCAGACGTTTTGCACGTTCCTCGACCATTTGCCCTACATCTTCAATGGAATTACCTACAGCGACCACGCTCCCGAAATGACCTCCAGCTTTATTCTCAATGCAATAAAGTTCGCTATCATCCCGCATAGTGACATTGCGCAACTTCACCCATTGCGAGAGGTCTTTGTCCATCTTGGGGATGTGGATCTCATGTTTTTCATGATGGGAAGATGAGAGAATGATTTCGGCCCCATATTTAAACTTGGGTTGCAAAGTCGGCATTCTACCATAGGCAAGATCGCAAATTGCCTGAGCATAAGATTCGCCATAGAGTTCCATGAGCATCGAAGTGGGTGGGTTGGGAGCCCGGCAACAATCATCCATTGCGTATGCCACCCCCTTTTTGGTAATCCGGACCTCATTTGAATATATCCCCGAGAAACCAAGCTTTTTGTAGACCGGTTCAAGTTTTTTGGTAATATTGTCGAGAATGGGGGGAGGATCTTCAAATATGCGGCCCAGGTAAAGTTCCGCTTTTTTCTCTATCCCCACCACGCCGTTTTTAGGTATAACTCCATCTAACATAAAAGGGCCATCTCTGCCAATCTCGATTGCATCCTTTATGTCACGCTGAATGAGTAATTTGATATTGTTAGACCGGTGTACGCCAAGCTCTGCGCGTTTTTCATTAAAGATTATCTGAGTTTGGAATGGATCATCGTGATAATCGGTTTCCCAGTCGGACCTATAGCGTTCAGCTCCTTTGATCCACAGTCTTTCGTGTTTATCTTTCAAGAAGTCCCATGCCTTGTCCAGCCCTTCAAAGTACCACGTTTTAGGTACCGGGAGACCAGCTTTATTAAGCTGATCGAGAAAGTAATGCTTGTCGAGTTCCATTACCTCTCCGCCCAAAGCTCCGCATACGTTGTATCCATGCCGCTTGTAATAAATTTGGTCTTCCTGATAGTTAATATCCGGGTAACAAAGCACAGTTGCCTTGTCGATGTATTTCTTATAATCAGGAACCCATTCAATACCAGGCATCCCTCGTCCTATTATGTGCTGAGACCCTTCGAGGAAAGCGGCTGCGATGGGTTTTGAGTACCATACTTTTCTGCAATATTTAGCAAGATGTTGTGCGAGAGTCGGCCAATATCCATTGTCGATGACTAAAATGGATTCTTTCGACATGTCTATCGGCTTGTCTTTTTTCGGTATCAGTTTGATATTCATCTCTTGGCTACTTTCTCACCGAAATCGAAGCGGCGCGTTGTTACGATGCTGCTGCCGTCAAATATTTTGGCGAATTTGCTCGGCTGAATGGAGTTTGACTTGATTTCGGGCATGTTCCGTTTTATCCTATTGGGAAAGGAGAAGCGACATGGAATTTATGATTATTTTTGCTGTCCTTTATGTTGTGCTCAAACTGTTGGACCGGGCGAATGACCCACATGGAGTTTCGGACTTTTCAGTCCAACTCCTCAGAGGGATTGAAGAGAGCAAACGTTAATACTCATCGCCTCCGATCTCGCGCCAAGGGTCTTCCTGCTCAGTTCCAGGCTCCTTTTTTGCCTTGACCGCTACCCCCGTTGGCCCTAAAAGCCTTAGCGCCGGTTTTAATTTACGGGCTTCGGCCATCCCCTTTCCGAACATCCGCAAGAACTCCCCAGTTACTCTTGGAGAACTCGCGACCAGAACGGGCCAGAATCCTGGATGTACAAAATGGGCCAGAGCGATTTCACTTGTGACAGCCGGCCCTGTCCCAGCAAGACCCCGCGGCATAAGACTGCTCATCGAATGCCCGGCCACTTGCCCGGCAATGTCCTTGCCGGATACTCCTCCCAGGGCGTCCACTAAGTCTTTGCGCAAAGAAAAGTTATCCCGCATAGCAGAAGTCAGACGCCTGAGTGTTTGGTCTGCTACTATCCTGCCGGACATACCTTGTTTCCTCATCATGAGGCCGGATTCAATGTCCTTTATGAGCTTGGTGGCCTCAGCATAGTCTTTCGTCATCTTGCCATATTCAGGCACGTTCTTTACGATCAAATCTTTTACTTCATTTCGCATTGATGCTACAAATTGCCGAGCTTGTGAAGAATCAGAATAGAAGTCATCCAATTGCCGCTTCAAAGTATCCAGCCCCATTGCGGTATTGTCACCAGGCTTTTTACCCCAGTTTTTCATAGTGCTCAAAACATCAGCGATATCTTTCCGGCCAGCTTTGCCCATTGCGATTCGAGAAGTATCAAAAGTTCCATTAGGATTGGCTTTTATGCCATATCTGTCCATAAGCGCCTGGATTTTCCCCCAAGCAGGTCGAGTATCAATGTTGGCTTTGTTCGAGCTGACTTTTTTTAACTCAGTTTGATATGCTGCCTGCCGTTTGTCCTTTACTATTCCAAGGGCCTCTTTGGCATTATCCACCACTTCATCGCCGGATATTTCACCCCGAAGCGCTTTATCAAACATAGTCTTGGATTTAAGAGGGTTGCCACTAAATAGTCCTGTTGATTCTCCACTTTTGAGAGCCTCATCAACGGCCGCCGTGCCCGTACCGGTTAATCTTCCCAAAAGAGGCTTTGCGATCTTACCTGTCAGGCTTGCTGCGCCTTCGATAGCCTTGCCCGCCACCTGACCACCAGCTTCCATTAACGCACCTTCTGCAAGGTCTTTGCCTGCCTCTATGACTGGCTTAGCGCCTCGCTCAGGCGTTTCTCCGCCTGCTTCCCGTATCGCTCTGGCAGCCTGACGCCCTGCGCCGTAACCGAGCGCTGAGCCTGCTACCATTCCCAACGGTCCAGTAGGAGTTGCTGCGAGTCCACCGGCCACCATACCGGCGATGGGGAGCACTGTATCTGTAACGGGTGCGGCTGATTTGGCGTTTTCGCTGAGCCGCTCCGCAATGGGTTTATTTCTTATTGTGTCAACCTGTTTAACGGCAGCATCGAGGTCTTGCGGATTACGCATATCCGGCGGTCTTGCTCCCGGAGGAAGCGGACCTTCTACAGGCCGGGGCGGAGGGATTTGAGGTTGCCCCCCCTGCTTCGGCTGGCCTTGGGGTTTGGATTCGATCCCTTGCTGTTTTGCCAGCTTAAGAAGTTCCTCGTTTGACATCTTGGCGAGGTCCAACTGCTGCGGAGTCGCCCCTGCAATCTGCTTGAGGTATTTGCGAGTTTCTATCGGCATTACGCGAGCTTCCACCTTGCCCGGCCCTGCGTTATAAGCCCACAGTGCCCGCTCCCAACTCCCGAATTTGTCTTTTTGCTGCTTGAGATATTTTGCCCCGCCGTAGATGTTTTCTATCGGGTCGTTTATGTTCACGCCCAAATCTTTGGCGGTCCCCGGCATGAGTTGCATCACACCATGGGCACCCTTCGGCGAAGTGGCCGCCTGATTGCCGCCCGATTCCGTCTTCACCATTTTGTGAAGCAAGTCTTCGGGAATCTCGAACTTTTTGGAAGCCGCCTTGACCGTTGTGGGGATGTCTGCCTTGGCGGCCTTCAACAGATCGGTATCTGACATTTGCGATAGGTCAGCCATTACATCAATCCTCGCCGTTGCATTTCGGCCTGTATGTCTTCGGGAGCATGGCTTCCGCCGCCCTTCCCCGCCGCTTCACCACCGGCTTTGTTTTCTGCTTCGGGTCGCGTCTCTTGCTTGGGCTCTAATGCCTCAACGGACTCTTTGCCCACCAGCTTTTCAAGGGTCTGCCTTGACCGAGGTGAAAGTATCGGAAGCTGGCTAAAAGGCCCCATCCCGGCTTCGTATTTACTCTTTAGCGCCCCAAGTCTCGACCCCATAAGTTCAACGGATTCATGAATAGCCGTCTGTAATTGTTTTGGGCTCTGCGATGCACTTATTCTTTCCCGCCAGGCTTTTATCTCCTGGTCGGTCGCTCCGGTCTGCTTAAATACTGCGGCAAGTTCGCTTTCGACGGCACCCAGGTCCATATTGAATTTCGTGACCTTGGGGTCTCCGAAGGCAGTTATCCCCCGGTTTGCGAGGTTATTCCAAAGTTGAATTTTTGAGTTGCCAAGTTCTTTGGCGGATTTATCCAGGCTTCCCAAGTGACCGACAAGTGTGTTGATCGAAGTGATATTTTTGGCATCGGGACCAGAAGTGAAGGATTTGCGTGTCTGTTCTCTTATTTTGTGCTGCGAGGCGTTCCATGTCGGGTCAAGATCGGTCGCCGCCTGCACAACTGCCTTCCATTGTGGGTCTCTCAGGGCGAACGAACTCGGATACGGGATTTCGGCGGCCACCATCTTTTTCGCCAGTTTTTGAATCTCCGGCGTGTAGTTTTGGAGGGCCGCTTCGCCCGTAAGGCCCGCATCGGGGTTATCAACCATTCCCGACTGGCCTGCGGCTTTTGCCTGAACTTTATCGTAGGCCTTGGCCCACGACTTGTCCTGAATACTGACCGGCTGCCCGAGTTCTTCTTGCTGGGCAATGCTGATGCGCCGTTGCTTGTCCTCCGCCGCCGTGTCCGGCTTATTATTCATTCGCTCTGTAATCGCGGCAATACTTTTATCCTGTCTGGCTGCAATATTGCTCTGAGTTTGCGCCATCCGGTCATCCGTCCTGTCCTGCTTGTAAATATCGGCCGATCTAAACCCCGGAGGGGGAGCGGACCCATAAGGCAAATCAACTCGCTGGTCAGTTTCGGGATTGATGTATTCCACCGTCTTTGGTTGCGCCAGCTTTTCGACGTCCGCTCCCATGGGAACATTACCAGCATTACTTAACTTGCCGGTAGGGTCAAGGGCATAAATCGGCTGGCTTGGCGCTCTCACAGGGGCTTGCTGCTGTGCCTGCTGGTTCCCGCCCACAAGTCCCTTGAGCCATCCACCTTGCCTTTGAGGCTGTCCAGGCTGTCCAGGCTGCCCCCCCTGCGCCTGTACCTGTTGACTCAAACCGGATAGAGACGATTGACCTAGTGTAGGCTGCGGCTGAGGATTACCCGAAGGTTGTTGCTGATCTTGCCCTTGCTGCCCGCCAACACCTACCAGTTTATTGAATTGGCCCGCAAGTTCGGGAGGGAGTTCCGTGGCACCGGGATTTGCGGATTGCCACATCCCCACACGCTTGCCGAGGTCTTCCAGGTTATTTTTTTGCTGGCGCTGTTGGAAGTCCTTGTAGCCTTCATACGCCGTGACCAGATTGGTAAGAATGCCCATTGTGGCGCTCCTAAATAAAAAGTGCTGCGAGCCCGGCTATTTTGCTGACATCGTTTAGCGCTCCACCCACCATGCCGCCTTGCTGCTTTCCACCCGCCTGTTGTGCAAGATTTGCTAAAGGCGAGGGGTTCACCGGCCTTGGAGTCGTTGGAACAGGCTGCTGTGATGCCGTAATGGCCGGTGTCATTTGCGGGGAAGCGGCCGGTTGCGACCATTCCATACCGGGAGTTGCCGATGGGGTCGCGCTCGGTTGTGCGTTAGCGGGCTGTGCGCTTTGAGAGTTTTGCAACGCTTTTATTAAAGACGCTACACCCCCTGCCATGCCTCCACCTGATTGTTGTTGAGATTGTCCGCCGCCGGTCATATTTTAGTCCCTAAATTATAGACGAAAGAGTTGAAAGCAAACTTCCCGTTTGCGTTCCGCTTTGCCCCGTCGAACTCGGTGAGTACGCAATCCCCATGGCGCGGAACAGGTTGTTTAAATTTGTCTGCTTTTGGTTGATATCCATTCCTTGAAGATTGGAAAGCCCCTGAGCGGTCCCCTCGACACCCCCTCGTGCAATATCGGCCTGCCCTTCAGTTACAGCTCCACGGCCCGCAAGATTGCCCTGCCGGGCGGTCTGATCCTGGAATGATTGTTCTTGGGATGCGGTATTCTGTGCTACTCCCTGATTGATTTGCCCGGAATAATAGGATTGCTCCAAAGGGGTGAGGCCGGTATTTGACTGGCTCATCAGGGAAGGCAAAAGGCCCTTCATTTCCTTGCCTGCCAAGTTGGCAGCCGAGCCCTGAGCCGGGAAATAACTATTTGAAGTTGAACCGGAGCTAGTTGCCATGTTTTATCTTCTCCTGAATATCGCCCGCCATGAGGTACTGAACGACTTTGAGCCCGTGCTTTTCGTATGCTTTAAGGCAACCAGTATTGCCGGGCAAAACGTAAGCCGTCGATATGGTTGCACCCCGTTCGGTCCTCCACGTCTCGAACGCCTTAAACAGTCCTACGGATGCAAAGGATATAGGGTACAAGTGCCTTATTTCGCCCACCAGCGTGTGCTTATGGTAATTCGGATATCGGACCAACGCCCCGGCGATCATGCCCTTGAGCACCCCTGAGTCGTCTTCCTGGACGAATATTGCAGCGTTGGGGTCATTCATCATTAACACCACATGCTCGATTATCCCGGTTGTGAGAATACCGTCGTCTTCAGAAAATACATCAGCGCCGGATTTACGGCAATATATAATCAGGTCTTTAACCATGCGGCTCACTTCGATTAAATCCCTGGTTTCGGCACGTCTTAACATAGTCAATCCCTTTTACGCTTTGAAATATGTGATTATACCTTGGATGGAACTCGTGCCTGTAAAATTGGTATCCGCAATAACACCACACCCGGCTGCGCCTTGGGAGAGCAACAATATAGTAGAACCGCTGTTCGTTATGATTATCGGGCCGGAAAGCCCCGACATACCTGCATCGTATCCAACAACTCCGCCGGAAGGCTGCCCGATACCGGCGAACGGGAGCGAGGTAATGACCGCCGCACCGGTCGAAGACCCTTTACTCGTCAGTGTTATGTTAAAAGAGCATGTAATAAGGTTGCCGACAATCTGATATTTTCCAAAAGTGGAACCATAAGTTATTCCTACTGCGTTTCCGCCAAAAGTTAAGGCTGGGGTCCAGGTTGAAGAAGGTGCGAAGGCGGCGATGGCCGCTGCAATCGCCGAAGATACGTAAGAAGATAACGTACCTCCAAAAAGCCAGGTTGCCAGATTGTTTAGCGACAGTCGCCTAACCCCTTGCCCGGTGCTGTCGGTATAAAGATATTCAACCCCGGTCGGAGTTAGATCGGTTTTGGCTTCAAGCCTGAAATTATTCGGCATGGCTAATCTGCCTCTTCTGAATATTCTATTTTGAGGGGCAACGTCAGAATAAAGCCGGTCCCTTCGTCTGCCGCCAGCTCGTAGAGTTCGTCTTCAGCATAGTTCCCGGATTCATCGACAACAAGCTCACCCTGCGGTGAAGAACTGAGGATCAGACCTTGAGAAATCGACATTCCCGCCGGGAAAGATATCGGGTTCCCGTCCAGCGGAGCATCCGGCAAAGGATATCCGCCTTGCCCGTATCCTCCCATCCCGAACCCCCCCTGACCGTAGCCCAAGAGCAGCAATATCCTTTGTCGAACCACCTGCATGGCGATAGGTCCGCCTGAAAGATCATAATTCATCCGCAGGAAGGACTTTATCTTCGTGTTTTGTGCAAACTGTTCGGGAACCGTAAGAAGAGTCGGCACAGGTCCGGCCCCCGCGTCGAATTGATAGATTTGATTCCCGATAGCGTAAAACACCTGCTTGGCTACCGGGTCCGCGAAGATGCAACTTGGCGTGATGTTCTCGACGTAATGAGCAACCGGGCTTCCGGGTCGATAGTCGATTCGCAAAATTCGGGGAACCCCATCGGTATCGACAAAATAGAGATAGACCAGATCGCTCGCCTGAGCGCCGAATATCGGAGATGACGCACCCATTGCCCAGCCGATTTGCGGGAGGTACTCGCTATCGGCCGTCTGCCAGAACTGGTATCCATTAATCGCTCCGGTATTATCTACCGATTTGGCTATCCAGGCGTGCTGCCCGCCCCCGAGATTAATCATGAATCTGGAAGTTATCGAACCTTCACGCGCTCCCGAAGTTATGGCCCAGGTAGTCGCATCGGAGGATAAAACCTGAATGAGAGTCTCGGCGTTCCCCCTGACGGCGATATACTGATTTTGATAGAGAGCGATCTGGTTTAAAATCTCAGTAGGGAACGAGATAAAGTTCGCAGCTGGGAATCCCTCATAGAAACCGGCATCGCTGTAGTAAAGGCTATTCCCTGAGACCATCCACACTCGGTTGTAAGCCAAGATCATATCAGTGCAAGGTTGCGGAGGGTCTTCGTTGAAGTTGGTCTCGATTGTCGTTAAATCGGTATCCTCCAGGTTGTACGTGTAACTCGTTGTTGTGTTGTCCCCTATAAAGAACACCATGGGACTCGTCATTGACCCCCCGATGACGACAAGCCGCCTCTGCGTGGTTTGAGGGTCGGTATCGGGCGTTAAACCGGATAAAACGATCTGCTGCCCGACTGAATCGACCGGTCCCGCAAATTCGCTATAGGGGCCGTAATTTCCGAATTGGTTTTCATATGCGGTGGCGAACCAGTAATTCCCGAACGGATACCCGCCGCCCAACTGGTTGAGTGAATCAACATTTACCGACCCCGCCTTTGCTCCGCAATTGAATTTGATTTGAATCGCGGTAATCGTTGACCAATCCCTATTGGCGTTCGCTCCCGACCGTGTGAATTCTGACATTTGGAACTGGAACTCCATCCAAATCCCGGATGTTGTGGTCGTCTGCCTTTTCGTTTTCTTGAGAACCAGCACTTGGCTGAATTCGATTGGGGCTTCCGAAAAGTCATAAGCCTTATACTGTACGACATCCTGCTTTTTCGTGTTGCTCTTCGGAATCCCGAACACATCGAGCTGCTGAGCCGTTGCGTCGTAAGTGGCTGCCGGGACTTGCCCCGAAGCGGTGCTTGGGATGGGGACCGATCCTGACGGGACAGGGACCGTCCCCCCTGCCGCGTAGGTGAGTGTTTGAGTCGCGACGTTATTGATTGTTATGTCTGCCTGGTACCAATCTGTCTTGAAATTACCCGTTGCCGAGCAATCGAAAAGAAGATGCAGCGATGTAACAGCCGTGAGATCGGTCGCCAGGAACCAAACACTTATGAACCCAGTCCCAAGGTCACCGGCGGTAACAAATTTCGAAAGATCAAGGGTGGCAGCCTTGGTGAGTTTCACCGTAGCCCCAGCCGCAGCGGCAAGATTGATAGAACCCGTTCCGGACTGATAGTTGACAGTATCGAGTGTTGCCGTCCCACCGGTGCATACCCAGCCGGTAAGCGAATCACATGCGTCGATCACCTTTGTTGTGAGTGAGGACAGGGTAAGGGTCGGGGCCGGGGGAGTGTTAAGACCCCATTGGTCGGTTGTGGTCCAGCCTGGAAGCCATTTTTTTACAAGCGCCGAGTTGGAAAACACTATGTACTGATCATTAATCGCCAAGCATTTGAAAAGACCGGTGAACACTGAATCTATGAGCGTTACCACGCCGCCGGACGTAACTCGAAGCCCGTCGGAATGTGTGGAAAACTGGTATTTTACCCCGAGGATGTATTGGACATGGACGTCAATGACATCGGGAACACCGGGAGCGAATTGCTGAATAAGGGCATCGGCCTGCATGGGGGTGATTACGCCAGGGACAGAGAAATCACAACCTATCGACTCACCCGTATAACCGGGAGCAATGTCGATGGAGCTATTCTTGAGATCCATCCCTTTGTTTAAATCTGTGATGATCGCTTTCCCCATTGCACATCCCGTTAGGTTAACCAGTCCATATCAATGATCTCGGACATCGATTCATCCTGGTAATGCTCGGTATTGTACTGCTCGACGTATTCCGCGAACTGCTTCTTCGCATCGACCGCCTTATCCGGCTGAGATACTCCATTGTGCATCTGCCGTCCCAAGCGCCAGACCGCATAACACACAACCGCATCGTGATAGTCGTAGGGCAGTTCACAAACATAGGTGAGCGCCGTTGCACTCATCGGAACAGGCCGCCTTGAGACATCGAGCCACAGATTATCCGTGAATGCAGAGAAGTCCCCGATAGCCCCTATGGATGTTCCAAGGTCGTCCGTACCTGCCGCTATTACCGAGCATGTTCCTGCCGGAACATCTATCGCTAATCCCCAAGGCCCGTTAGCCGGTAGGGTCGTCGGCCATATTCCAGCATTTAGCACTACCACACCCGAGTTAACAGCGTTAAACGAAGTCCCGTCCGTATCCGGATAAGGCGATATGCCGAACTGGATCAAATCATTATTCTTATACGACGGGTAGAGGTACGTGGCCGGGCTTCCGGCATATCCCCGGTAAACCGAGTCTTCCATCTGCATCCGGCGAGCATCGGTCAGGATATCGAGTTCCTGGTACGATTGCCGATCATCCCCATAGTAATATCGCGCGGCGGTAATCTTCAAAACACTATGGGGCAAAGCGTAATTTTGGACGTTCCCGGCCATGACCATGAGCACAGGCATGGTTAGACATTTGGTGTCCTTTGCGAACTGAGAGGCCCCGGCATTCAGCGCTCCGATGCAGGCAGCGAGCGAATAACGGATGTAGTCGCCGGGCGCAACGTCGAGCCATGATTGAAGAGAGTAAACCATCTCCTGGACGGTCAAACCAAGACCATCGGTAGCATAAGGAATGTACCCGCTCATCCGCAAACCTCCTTGGCGAATTCAGCGGACCGGCCAATTCGCGAGGCTATCCACTGGATAATGACGATAGGCTCCTGAATCGGTTGTGAAATACCATCCTCGAAGTTGTATGCGCTCGGGAGCTTCGTGACCGTCACATCTTTTGCCGCCTCATAATCATGGGCGAGATTGCTGAAATTTTCCTGATCGGCCGCTCTATTATCCGGGAACATTCGATTGCTCAAAATCCAGTCTTTAATGAAGGACCTCGATACTTCATTGTTCTTGAAGAAGATCATTGACGCCAAGGCACAACCATTACCGTTTTCGACAAAGGCGATATTGGTATGAATATCATCCAGAAGCTCGGGGTATCGCTTTATCTCCGCATCGGCATCAAGGAAAACGATATCCCGGTCCGGGAACATATCCATCATCTCGAGAATGAACGGTGCTTTTGCAAAGCACTCTTGGCTCCAATCTCCAACCCGATTTTTTCGGACGATATGAGATTCGAGGCCAAAAGCGTTGAGGCTCTTGATCAATCGGCCGGCTTGCCAAGTATAGAAATCGTCAGGGGTGTGGAATGAGATAAAGATCGGTTTAGACATCAGGCGCTCCGAAGGTATCGCGGGTCCAGCCAGACAGCGATCTGACCTTACCGCCGAAGAACCGGCTAAAGATCATCCATTCCTTCTGCATGGTCTCGGCACTGATCCTGCCCACTTCACCGTTCAACTTTGGATCGTCTGAAACAGGAATACCGGCTAGTACAATTGAGTCAAAGCCCATTAAAAGGCTCACAACTATCGCGGACAGTCCAGACGTTGCCCCATCGGCGTGAATGTCGAAAATTATCTCCGGCCATCCACCGGCCCTATGCGTGCTGATCGGAATGGGATTGTCTTTTCTCGCTTTACACCAGAACCAAAGTTTGCTGGGGTGAAGCGATACAGCAAAATCTAGCTTGCCTTTGTACCATGGGATAGCATCGTTTACACCCATGCGAGCCCCGGAATGGAGCTTATCGTATCGCTTCAAGTCGTCTTGGACACAAGCGGCACTGCCTATTACCAAGAGGCTCCCGGACCTGGAATTGACCAAATCCGGGAGGTTGCTTCGAGGTTGAACATACCTGATTAGATCGTCCATACGTCCACCTCTTTACGGGTGTACGATAAGGTAATTCGTTAAATCGGGCAGTATCCACTTTCTGAACCAGAGGAAACCCACAAACGCCACACTTCCAGACGCGCAAGTATAGCTCAGGGTCTTCGAAGTGCCGTTCCCGATAAAGTTCTGATAGACCGGCACAGCGTTATGTTCGGCGGTGTTGGCTCCATCTTGGCCCTTCTTGAAGAGCGCCCCGATGGTTGATGCCGAAATATAGGCCGCGTTGGTCCCCTGCGAAACGGTCCAAGTAGGCCTGACCCATCCGGTAGACGCTGTGGAAATTCCGGCAAGCAGGCCGCTCGCATTCCCCCCCGATTCAGTGGAAAGCATCCCTACGTTAAGGGTCTTGGCCCCTGTCGTCTCGGCCGTCTGAACAAATACAGCCATCGACTGCCAGTCGATTTCATCGTTTAACGAGAGAATCGACCCTTCCCCGGTGAATGCGGTTTCAACATTGCTGTTAAAAACCATCTGCATGCACACATAACGCGGGGCATTGGTGAAGTTAATCGCGTTTCTGATGGTCATTGGTTTCCCTTTCTAACCGCTCAGTCTGCGGTCTAGTGCCCGATTGCAAATATCGTGTGAACCTTTGTGCTCGCTACGGCGTTTGCATAGGTGATTTGGTTCTGCACGGAACTCGACAAAGACAGAGGTTCCAGGTTTGCCCTCGTGTCCGTTGTCGATGCACCGGCATTAAGTGTTACCTCCGCATATTCGACCGTGGCTAAAGGGACTAGAATCGTGGTTGTCGATCCGTCCCCCGTCACCGAAGCAAAGCACGCTTTCTTGTTACCCATGGAAATATAGGTCCAGTTGCCAATAGTGAGTGCCATTTAAACCTCCGAATTAATAGAGCGACGAATGACTGCCATGTGCATTCCGGCGTTTGCAAATCATCTGCCCGCACCAAATTATTTGCGTCGTGTAAACGGGTTTGTCCGCCGGTGACTGCCACGGGCGCCTGTTAAAGAAAAAGCTCGTATGGCTCAAGAAATCCATGTAATGCTCGTTGAGAGCAAACAGATATCCGGTAGGGCACTGGTAGTCGGATACAAGCGGTATCCCGTCGATCATCAGGTTCTTGAAGCCGATTTCGGCCAGTTCTGTATTCTCATAACGCTTACTGGCCTGCGTCTGGTCTTCAACCTGGTCTTTCAGGATACGGGTTGTGAGCATGATACTCGGCTCATCTTTGCCTTCATCGCCGACTTGGCAAGCGGTACGAAGCTTTCTCATAACGCTTCCGGTGATCGGCTCTGCCGTGGTTGTAACCGCCCCCGCCGTCCATTCAGCGATGTCGGAGTTACTTACCTGACCGTAGGCCGTGGTGGATTGCGAAATCATCGCGGGAAGACCGAGGATGCTTCTGCCGGTTGTTCCGTAGGTCGATGAATTGTAGAAGTCATAAGCCATCGAGTAGCGGATTTTGGTCTGAGCCAGAGTCATCTTTTCGGCTACGATTTTGATTTCAGCCGCCGGTCCTGCGTTGTCGGTCTGATCGTCAATATCATAGGTGACCGGTTCGTAGTACATGGCCTTGGTGAAGAAGGCCGCATTGAATTCTTCGCGCTTTTTGGTATCGAAGGTTGATTGAGAGTTAAATGCCCCGCCTGCCGGCTGACCGTAACCAATCGTTACGCGAATTGCTTTGCCGCCGGAATACTTTTTCCCCCGTTTGAGCAGCCGGTACAACATGACGTTGCCCAAGAAGTACATATCGAGGGAACCCTTTTCCCAGTTATCGAGTGTGAGAGACTCGATTTCGGAGAGAGTCAATGCCATTTTGGTTCTCCTGGTTTGGATTGACCCTCATAGGGGTTCGGGGTTGAAATCACTTTTGGTGCATTCTGTTGTACTGATCAATCATCGCATCGGCCAGATCGTCGGCCGAGGTAAAGGTTTTCGGTGCATCGGAAGCGTTGCCTCGTGAGGAAGCCCGCGCCGTTCCACCGCCAATCAGTCGAAGCGTACCTCTCGCCTTAGCGGTTTTGAGCGCTTCTTTCTCGCCTGCCTGTTTCCCGGTCTTTCCCGCCTGCTCGATCTGCGCTTTGAGCGCCGCCACTTCTGAAGCATGGGCCGCCGCCTGGTTCTCCAGTTTCATCGCCAGGAACCCCTCTATTGGACCGTATTGGGGATTTGCCGCCAGATAGGTTTTAATCTTGCCGGTTTGTGCTGCTTCGGTAAAATCGGAATGCGCGGCGAGGAACCGCTGTTCCGCCTGCTGCTGGTTGAAAGCGGAGGTAGATGTCTGCTGGGCCTGTAACTGGGTTAATTGCCCGAAAGCATCAAGAAGAGCCGGAATAGCATCGGGGTCGCCATTTTGAAATCTGGCAAGAGCATCTTGAGCCTGAGCCCGGACCTGTGCTACGGGGTCGGCTAACTGCTGACTCTGTTGCGTAGCCATTGGCTGCTGGACCACTGGCACTGGAGCGGGAGTATTGATCTTAGCCTGAAGCGCGGCGTTTGCAGCTTCAAGTTCGGCCAGCTTGGCGAACCTATCCATGATATCTTTGCCGGTGATTTTGCTGGTCGTATCGCCTTCGTTCAGTTCAAACTCAAGGGCTGCAAAATCATCTCCGGCGTCTTCTTTGGGGGCCTCCTCGCCTTTATCTTGCGTTACCTCGCCAGCGAGCGTTTCCTCTTCTATCGGGACACCCGCCTCGCTCTCGTTCGTGATTCTGTCATCCAGTTCATCAATGTCGAACATCGGTATTTCCTTTTTTGCCCAGGGTTTAAAACAAAACCCCGGACAGGATTGCTCGCTGCCGGGGTCTTCAAGAGACTCAAATTGCCAAACTTATTCTATTCACATTACGGATGCGGTTCTTTGCCCAAATAATTGATAGTTCCGCATCTTAAACACTTGATCTCGATTGTTCCTTGAATGTCGCTCGTCTTACATAACAGTTTCATGCATGATATGCATCTTTGCTTTATCCTTACCAGGGTAGATGGAGGGACCGATCTACCGATGGCCACACCATACTCCCTTTGCTTTACGTTATAAGAAAAATGATCGTCGTGCAATATCTTTTTCCTCACACTTCCGTGCGGTTAAAACTATCCTTCTGCCGAAGACCTTTTTCCGAAAGATAATTGTGGAAATCGGACCTTGTTTTCATCTCTCGCTCGCCACGCTGGTATTCTCGCGATACTACATTGGCGTGCTCGTGAAGCCAAGTAGCATTATCTTCAAGCTGGGGCCGAGCGGGAACAGATAAGACTTTTACCCGGCTAGATCCGCAAAGTTCGCATCTGACTTTATCCGGGACATCCGAAAACCAGATATATTCCTGATCGTCGTTACACTTCGAGCAGTGGTAATCGAAAATGGGCATAGTTACATCCCTCCTATATTTTGCGGTGCCGGGCTTTGCTGCTGCTGGTTCGGAACTATTTGCGGCTGAGACTTGGGCGAACTTTTTACCCCTTGTCCCAGGCCAGCTTCCTGCACAGCTTCCGCAGCTATCGCTGTAGGCTTGGCCTGCGGGAAGGCCCGTTCAAAATCTTTTTGAGATAGCGCCAGAATCGTAGAGATTGCTTGCAAAAGTTCGGGCTTAAACAGATTCGTTCTTTGCAACTTCGAAAGCTGCTGTCTCATCGGTCCCTCCATCATGCGCTGAACTATTTCATCTCGCTTCGGGATGTTCAACATTTCGAGTAGTGCCGGCAGGTCGATAAATTTAGCTTGAGCGAGTTGCATGTATAACTGCTGCATCGCCCATCTGTCTGTCGGTAGAGTCGAACCGGTCTCTATCTTGAAGGCATGTTCGCCCTGGAACTGCTCGGATACGCCCTTAAACTCTATTTCCTGCTCCCCGCTTTCGCCGAAGTATTTAAGAAGGCGAGGCTTTGTGTACCAGTTCTGGCCAAGAGATATGAACATCCGGCCTTTTTCGACTTCGCCCACTTCCACATTCCGGATCTTTTCCCGGAAAACAACTTGAGCTTTTTCCTGTAAAGACCTTATGGCTGAATTTGCCGTTATCCCGCCGGGTTTTCTCCCCTCCGAAACATCGGTAAGGCCAGTCACCATATCGACAAGTCTTATCAAAAGTTGGATGTAAAGCGTATAGTCTTGAGGAAGAGCAGGGATTTGGAGAAATCTGATCGCGGCAGATATCCCACTGATGGGCTCCCAAATTCTATCGGGGAGATTATTAACCTGCCTTCGATCTATCCCGCACCCTTTTGGGAGAATCAGCGGAGGTAGGGCCGCAACGTCGAGATGCGCGGCAATCTTCGTAATTTTCTTGCTGATCTCAATTACCAACGGTTCGATCTGCTCGATAATGCCCAGGCCATATTCCGAGAGGCCATCCGAGTATGACAGGCGGCGGTTGAATGGGAATTTATCCCAAAGGTAGCAATCACACGTTACTTCGCGCGGGATATCTGGATTGATCGAAGGGTTGGGCAGGTCATCCAGCACAAGCTTCCCGCTGTTCGTCACATGGATGCATCGGATAAATCCTGGATACTTCGATTGGTAAATTGCTTCGGCCTGTTTGATGACCTGGACCTGCCGCATGACTGGCTGGTTGGTCATCGGGTCAACCACGGGCTGCATTGTCAACGGGTCTATGGCTGGTTGGGATTCCAGGGCGGGGTAAAGTAAATCTTCTTTTTTGGGCTTCCCCTTGGTGCTCTTGCCCGTAACGGGATTCACCCATTCCATCGTATAGTCTTTAACCCAAAGTTCCATTACAAGGGCCTTGGGGATATCCTGAGTCCCGAAGTCCCATGCATCGTCAGGTTCGATAGGTTTGAATGTTCCGGGGTATTGGTGGCCCGTCCCCAAGGGGCGGACGGCCGAGCGGAGTCTATTGCCGCGAACCGGCTTCCTACTTTCCCCCAAAGTCAGGGAAAGGTTTGGGTCTTCCTGGACTTTACCCTTCGACTTCGGCCACCTACGATATATCTCCCCTATTTCCATGGCTTCGAGATGAGCGATCATGGGAGATTTCTGGATATCAAATACACATCCCGGCCAAAAGAGGATACCGAAGGAATCACAAAGGACAGTCTCTATTTCGCCAAGTCCCCCGTCAAGATCAAAGTTGAAAATCATCTTCTCGACTTGAAAACCATAGAGTTCTGATAGCCCAACCGACTCTTGCAAAATGCGCTGCTGAGATGTGATCTCCCACCATTCATCATATGCAGCCTGCCAGGCGTTCCCCGAAAGATCGGATGATCCGTTCCGTCCCTGGATAGTGGCGCGAGGCTTATTGTCTGTGAGATTGCCCTTGAGGGTGTTTATCGTTTTCCAGATAAGATTGACGGGGACTTGAGGATATTTGGTTTTAAGTTGAAAGAATTTGCCCCGATAGAGTTCATGATTGTGGATGAGAAGATCGTCTATTCCGAGCCGCTTCCTGTACTGCAACATTTTAGCTACCGAATTTTGGACGAAAGAACCTACCCGGCGGTCCCCCTCCGCTGGCGGCTCAAGGCTCCACTTCGGATGGTTTGGAGTATTCCACGCCGATTCGCTGCTGCTCAGTTCTGCACTTGTTTCATAGGACAAATCATTTTATTTGGGCTGTCTAGCAGCTCGCTCAAGATCAGATTTTCTCCCTTGTTCCCTTACCCTTTTGCCTCATGCCTCTTTCTTCCGGAGACATGTTCGCGTATAGAGCCCGCATCTGAGCTTCGGCTTTCTTCCGGCTTTTGTGCTTCCCCTTTACGCCGGAAGGACCCCGCACAATAAATTCTCCTTTTCTCTCTTCGATTTTGTAGGGCACGGCTAACTCCTTTTTGTTCGTTCCTTGTACTGACTCCGTTCGCGAACGTTCTTTTTAAAAGCTCCGGTTGGATTTTCTTTGAGATTATCCAGAAGCAGAGAGAGCCGAGCTTTCTTCTCGGGATTCATTGTAGCATTCGGGGTAGTTGACGGCGGAACTTGTGAGGCATGTTCGACTCGCTTTTGGAAGTCAATCTTGGCCTCTTCAACGGCAACCCACGCCTTGATGTCATCAAGAGACTTAAACGCCGAGAAGCGCTTATCCTCATCAATCTTTACCCGGAGGAAAGGCGTTATCTGCCCGTCTCTATGCCCGAGCGGAAAGCTGAGGCATTCGGGGCATTGGAGATCAAAGTCAATCCGACCGGCAAGTGACCACATGCGACCGTAAGGCGAATCGTAGGGGATCGTGAACATGCCTGGTGTAAAAGGGAAGCCGAGCTTCTCGGAATCACCCCTGAGTATCCAGTCGCCACAACTGCCGCAATATATCTCGAAGAGCATTACTTGATCTCCGTCGTCTTGTCCAGAAACTCTGCGTATTCCTGAGAATCGCTGACCGGATATTCCTCTTTGATCCTTATAGACTCGGCGGCTTCCAGTTCAGCGAAGATTTCGTTTTCCTCTTCGGCCCGCTCGGCTTCCAACTCAGGATCAACAAACGGTACGTTGAGACCTCGCAGTGGACTCGGGTGCGCAAAATCAGGGATCTCTTCCACAACCTCCCCCTTGTCCTTCAGCACGCCCATTTTAAGAAGCTGCTCACGGATAGATTCATCCTGTACCGCGCCGGGCATCAACAGTCCTCTTATGCCCGATATGATCTTCTGCGGCAGGAAGAAAGCACATGCCACCGCTGCAATACAAATTACGAACATGAAGCACATCGCCAGGGTAAGAGCGAGTTCCATTAAATATGATCCTTACGGCTCTACAACCGGAGTTTCAGGGATTACCACCGGTGCCGGTGCTATCGTTGTAATACCCAAACCTGCGCCGATGGATGACAGACTGGCCACAATGGCCAGAATTCTATCCAGTTCGTTGGCCAGGTTGTGCAGTGCCGCCGCGTCGAGATTGGCGATGGCCGTACTGGCCGCCGCCTGGAATTTGGTTTCCACGTCCGATATCTGGATCATTTTGCACACTCCTTTTAGATTCGGTTCAGCCCGTTTGGGTCGTTCGGGTCCACCGCTGCGGATGTTTGAGGTGGAGCATTAGTCAGCAGTGCTGCTGAATCCCGGCTATGTCTCGGATCATAAAGAGCTATAGGACGTTCTGCGGCTTTCTCGGTTGGGTCCTGTTGGATACCGGTCTTGGAGTCGAACAGGGCACCGAGACCAACCGCAGCGGCGACGATCTTGATTTGAAGCTCAGAGTCGATCTGCACACCACAATACTTGCCAATCTCTGTTGCTACCATACCAACGACAAGACCCATGAGCTTCGTATCGCACCAATAGGGGCGGCCAGCTGCTTGGTCCTTCTTGTAGTAATACATAGTGTCGATGAGCTTCCAGAAAATGTCCATCACTTCTCCGCGGTAATTCCGGCCATATCCATCACGGCCACATAGTTTTTGTATTCCGAACAACAATCTTTGCAACTCAGGTTCCGCTCCACAAACCAATAGGCAGTACAGGTTAGGCACGGTGGATCGTAGAGGGCTAGAGTGTCCATTTCAGCTTGCTCCACTTCGGGGCATTGGTATCAACATACGCTCCGAGCGGATTACGCCGCTTTTTGCCGTGCATCTCGCCATTTGCCTGAGACATGGATTGAATTTGGAAATCAATTTTCAACCCGGTCCTCTTTGCCATGTACTCGCTGATAGCTGTGTTGACGAGAGACCAGAAGGGGAGTACTTCCCCATTTTCACCTGCGCCGAAAAGCGTGTGCCATTTCTTATCACCAAGAATCAAGCGGACATCCACGTCCCGGAAGTCCCGGCTTTGCGTTGCGGACCCCACGAGATAGCAGCACCACTCCCCGAAACAATGAGCGACGAAGCTGGACACGTGTTCAAGGGCGAATATTTCAGGTGCTCCAACCCAGCAATACCGATCGATGGCTTCTGCCACCGACCGCTCAATCGCTGCCTCCCGCGACCGGTCAAGTTCTTTCTCGAAATCAGAATCGGGAGTCGGCCCTAAACGTGCGTCGATGGCGTCGGTCATTTCACAGTTTCCATTTCAGCGGATACGCCGGATCATATGGGTCGTTTGGGCCACCCTTATGCGCGAAAAATGCTGCCTGCCCCCAATCCGCAACGGCCTTGTAATAGCTGAAAGCAACCGAACGGACAGCTACACGGCGTACTCTGTCGACAACGCCAGCAGCAGCGCAATGAGCATCCACAAGTACCAACAGGTTATACAAAAAACATCGGTCGGCGATTCGCTTGTCGACATCGTTTGCCCCAAAATGATAGCAACAATCGTGGATCTCACATGCAGAGAAGAAGTCCACACCATCAATCGAGTCCGGTATGAGCTTGACTTTCATGGACTGCGGCCCACAACCATTAGTAAGATCCGTTCGTTGCGCATCAGTGAGATCGGCAACCACTTTGGGCATGATAAGGCCGTCTTTGCCCTGGACAATTTCTCCGAATACGTCGGTCATCACTTACTCGTCTTTACTGTAGTTGTTGAACTGCTGCTGGTCGTCGGAAGCAGCGCGCCCATTATCGGGGCCATAACCGCCGCGTTCCCGCCGGAACCAACAGCGGTATTGACCACTTGCTGAAAAGGACCCGCTCCGCTTGCTGAATCCGAGTGAGCAACCGTAGCCTTGCCGTTCTCGATCACATACCGGTCGGAGCCTTTATGGATGATGCCGAACCCGCCAGCGTCGCTACTCTCCCAAAAGACTACGGCACCGACTTGGGTAGGAGTCAGATCGACGTACTTGACGCTTGCGGTCTGGGATGCAGCACAGGCGCATAGGGTCAGACAGACGAAACAAAGGATTATCCAGCGCATCACATCCTCACTTCGTGGCTGTGGGCAGGGCAGACGTGGTGCCCGTTGTGGTGGTCGGACTGACGGCCTTATAAACGTCGGTCACGGATCCCGACACATTTTTCAGATCGGTCGCAACGGCAGCGCTGTTATTCGCGGTCGCGTCGGTCGCGAGCTGGAGAGCCTGAGTGGTCGTCTTGGCTACTGCGGCGGTAATGGTGGCATCCTGCGGGAGAACCCCTTCGGCGACATTAGCGGCGAGGGCGAGGGCCAGAGATCCCCAGTAATTAACCGACGCCATGGTGGTCGCTGTGTCTGTGGTTGTCGCGGCGGCGGTGGCCGTCCCGGTCGTAGCGGGTGCGGTTGTGCTGGTAGTCGTGGAGCATCCCGCCAAAACAACGGCCAGTGCCAATACTGCCAAAATCCCAAGGTACTTTTTCATCGTAATTCCCTTCAATGTGGTTTATTTCATCAGGTCATTGGCTCAAAATGTTCAAGCTCTGCCTGTTCTTTCACGGTCATCCCAGCACGCTCTGCCAATGCTCTAACCAGGATGCAAAGCCGTTTTATCTCTAACTTATGATCTGACATCTGGTTAATTAGTTCGAACCGGAGTTTAGCGGTCTCCGCATATAAATTAGTGGTCTCCGTTTTTAGTTCCAGCATCCCGCATGAACGGCATTGGTCGCCACGAGCCAGAAGTTTTTGGAGAGCCATCCCCAAGACAAGGGCGACTATCACACCGACAACGTGCCAGCCGGAAGCCGCCAAAGCCTCCATCATCGTCCCGCCTCGATATCTCTCAGCATCTCATAGATCAGCCGGCCGAAACCAACAGCGACGAACACGGCGCCCATAACGGCAAGGATGGGGGAGTAGTCGGTCATGCGTATACCGCCAAGCGCGTGGCATATCTGGCCAAAAGGTCAAGCATTTTTCGGCCGCCCTGCTTATAGTTGTTGCCGGGGAAACTTGCCCACCTGGACGAACACGCCCTGATTGCGCTCTCGATGTGTCCGGATTCGATCAAATCAACCGCTCCGCATTCATGGATCATCTGGACTGCTATTTTGTCCTGAGAGAGCGGGGAGAAATCCGGGAGGTGAAGACTGATCTTGTACGCATCGAAATATCGGGCAAGCTCCTGATATCGTCCGGCCGCCGTTGAGTAAATGTGCAAACTGTGAATATCCATTACTCGCCGTGGATGGTCGGCGTAGGAATCAAAGAGAATCGGCTTCGCTGGCGTAGAGCCCACAATGACCCGGTAGCCGTTATTGGTGGCCTCCGTCATGAGCCCGTCACCGAGTTCGGACCAAGCGATTGTGTCGAGGAAGGCACGAAAGTGCGGAGACAGAGAACCATCAGGCAGATTCATTGCATCCCCCTATACGGCCAGTTAGCGAACAGACCGAGAAGTCCCAGATTGCGTTCAATCCTCAGACTCACAACCTCGAACAGTTTAAAACCTCGCGCTGCAGGACTCGTGCGGTCCGGATTATGCGCGAAACTATAGGAGCGTTGCCGGTCGATCCGGCGGATCAGCCAATCCTCAGTCTGGCGATAATCGCGGGTGCGAGATGATCGGCACACTCATATGCTCCTCAGCGCCGCCGGGACAACTCCCGACTGCTCGGCATTCCAGGAATGAGGGATATGCTCTTGAGGATGGGCTTTCATTTTTTTGAGATCGAATGTCTTTATGATCGCCGCTTCAGCGCAGGCAGTGAGGGATGCGCGGGCCTCGGCGGTTTGGGCCTGGTCCACAATACGGAATGCTATGAGATGGAAGTCGCCGGCAGCCCGGAAGATCATCTTGGCCTCTTCGGAGAGGTCGGAAGCATCTCGGCCATAGATGCGGGCGAGTTTGAGTTGGAAAGCGTTTTCCTCACGTTTACGGAGCTTCTTCGCTTTTCTTTCAGATTTTGTCATCAGATACCTGTCGCGCTCGTCTAACTCTTTATTGCCGTTATGGCGTCACAGAGCAGAGGGGACCGGGTGGAGATATGTTTTTCAGGGTGAAGCCTCGATCATTTTTGGCAATCCGTTTTTATGGATACGGAAATTATCGATCTGAGGGGAAGGATAAGGTTTCTGCCCCTCCCTGCGCTCCCTGGTTTTAAATGCACTTCGACTCCCGTCTAAAACCCTAAAAATATGTCTCGTGGATATATCGCAGCACCCGCAACACTCACGTAGTTGCCAACGACACGTCCCTTTGGTGTACATACTGAAAATATCTGCGTTTATCCGTTACCCTGGTCAGTTCCAGGCAATCGGCGCCTGAGAGTCTGGGCGCCCACGAGTTTAATTTACCCTCCGCACTCCTCCTTTTGGGAGGTGGCCCCAGGGATAAGGAGGAACCCCGGAGCCTGGTGAGTGTGGGATGTCGGGTAGCTGAGGGGGGATTGTACGGCCGGTTTTAAAGGGAAACCGGCTATGACCGGCTATGACCGGCTATGACCTTTAAAATCAACCCTTTTAACTATGCCTTGACATATCAAGTGGTGTATTATGGGTCTTGACAACTCACAAAAGGGGGAAACGATGACCGACCGCGAATCACAAATTCTAAGATTGCGTTTCTTTGAGAACAAGACATTAGCGCAAATCGGTTGCGCTTTCGGCATAAGCCGAGAGAGGGTGAGGCAAATCGTAGACAGGAGCATTCGGGAACTGTTGAGGAAGCCCGAAGAGGAACGTATCACTTTCACTGAACCCGATGTTGAGACTACGACAAACTCAGACAGGCTAATGCGATTGTTCTACCTTATGGGTACTAAAAACCGAGACAAAATGTCAAGACTGGCAACATTGTACAATATTGAGAAACCGGAAGATTTTTTAAGGGTGTCGAGGAAACAAATAACCAGCAACAGGGGTGTGGGTCCTCCCTTTTTCTATATTCTCAAAATGGGACTCTTCAAAATGGGCATCGTTTATGATGAAAACGATGACTTCGAACTCCTTGAACGGAAGATTGAAGGATTTAAGGAGCCCGACCCCGCGACCAGAGGACAGAGACTCCGCTTTATGATTTTACAAAGAGACGGCTTCAAGTGCCAATATTGCGGAAGAAACCCACGCTCCGATAAATCCGTGATTCTTCACGTTGACCACATTATGGCCATCGCTAACGGCGGCTCATGGGATGAATCAAATCTTATAACCGCCTGTCAGCAATGTAACCTCGGGAAACTGCACACGATTATCGTTGACAAGAAATTACTTTTTCCTTCCTAAAATCTGTTTGCGTCGCCACTCGGAAATCAATTCTGTATCACTCTCCCATATTCCAGAGAGTTTCTTGGCAGGGAATCCCTCCTCTTTGATCCATTCCAAGATCGTCGCCCAGGATCTCCCACAAAAAGCCGCGATCCGCTTCTTCCCCGTCAGAACCAGATCCATTACTTCTCCCCTCCGCTAACATTGGCTAACGTGGCCGTTCTGGACGATTCTACGAATTTATGTCCGAACGATAGCCAATGGCAATCTCATATCTCGGCGTGGTATTCGTGTAGAATTTCCCGCTCCAATTCGCATAACCGACTATGAGCGAGTCGTCAGCCCAGAATATTCCAGTTCCTATATCCTCGATATGTTTAAATATATTCGAAAGGTCTGGCCTTGAAAGTGGCCTGATATCTCCAGCCAGCGCCGCGGCCTCGAACCATTTGTATTTTCCCTTCTCAGGGGCAAGACACTTCCAGCCATCCGATACGGTGGTTGGAAGCTGGAAAAATGCCTTGAGTCCCAACCAGATAGGCCCTAAAAACGGTTTCTTTGGGGCATGCTGATAAAATAAAGCTTCAAGCTTCTTACAGTCCGTCTCG